TTTGCCAAACTATAGTCTGATGCATTACTCATTTATGTAACCTCCTTACCAAAACCTGATGCAGCCCATACAAATGATCTAGCAACTGCTGAACTTCCATTTTTAAAAGTGACTTGAAACCCTGTCCTACTTATATTAGCAAGTTCGTGGAAATCTCCAGATTGTTGATTTGTTGGAGTCACTACTACAGTTGGTGCTTGTTTAAATGTTTTTGTGAAAGTTACAGTATATTGTGATGATCCAGTAGTAACTGGAGTCGAAATAGATTCTGTTCTTCCTTGTAATTCTAGTGTAGCTCCTAATTGAGTTACAGCTATGTTTTGGTTTGTGTCATTACTTGTTAATATTGCCTTAAATTGAAATGCCCTGCCAGTTATTAATACGTTACTAAATTCTTTATAATCACTCCAAGTTGGAGATCCAGATGGGTTGTCATTAGTTGATCTTACATAAACAGCAGCATTACATTTTGTAGCTTCTGTCAGCCCACCAACAGCATCAATATATCCCCATGTATCAATCAAATCTGTTCTTGAATCCCATAAACTATTCAATAAAAAATTACTTGCTTTTAAAATTTTCTTTAAATTGACATCATAAACTTCTGTTAAATCTACAGAGTTAGCAAAAATATATTCTCCTGATGTTGCTGTTGCATTACTGGTAACTGTAAGTTTTAAAGCATCAAGTGAAGCATCATAGATGGTATTAGTTTTTGATCCTGTAAAGTTTGGAGTATGCTCATCAACAGTTCCTACAACAAGTCTCTCAGATGGTGCAGGGAGGTTAGTTGTTACTCTAGTATTATTCCAATCGCTATCACTCGAACCAGGTGCTGGACTTTCTCTTCCGCCATCGTCCTCAAATTTTATAAGATAAGTACCTGCCAGCAAAGGTACGATTTTTTGTGTCTGGTTTCCAGCAGCTGCGACAACAATTTCTTGTGCATCTTTCCATTGTGCGCCGGTTGTCAGAGAAGAATGCCTGATTAGGGTCTTACCTCCTAATAACACATCAAGCTCTGTAGCACGATTCCAACTTAAGATTGCACTTGATTCATCTATAGGTAACAAGCTAACACCGCTTACATTTGCTGGTAAAGCAGTTTTTCCTGCTGCAACAAATGGATTTAATGAGTTAGGTAATGTAGATCTTAATCCTGATGAGCTAACGCTATAAACTTCAATCGTATAATTACCAGCAATTGTATCTTGTATTTCATAACTTTTAGCACCTTCCACAGAACGTGAGGTATAGTTACCCTGCTCATACCTCCATCTAACATAAACATTATCAGTAGAAGTAGTCCAACTTACAATAATTTTAACTCTTGCAATTCCAGTATCTTCATAAATAACCTCTTCTGCCGTAACACCTGTTGGAGCAGATGGAGGTATATCTAAATTAGTAATATCTCTAGCTGGCAATGTAATGCCACTTTCAATATGTGCATATTTACCAGCATTGTATTCACTTGCAGTAATAGTATAAAAAGCTCGATCTCTTTCCTCTATTGCTAAAACTCTCCAAGTACTTGTTTGAATATCTGTCGTTTGATATATCCAAACGCTATTAGCTTGAGGTGCAGAAGTAAAAGCACTCGATACTGATATAACACTTCCTGATATGCCACTTACTGATTTGCTTTCTACAGAGCCATCAGATAATATTACTGATAATGTAGAACCAACAGAAAAAGACAATCCGTTTGAGTCATCTACAGTTATAGCTGTTGTTGTTGCACTAACAATACGACCACCTCTTCTTTCTCCTGATTTAAGTTCATCTGCAATCTCTATAACTTGGCCTGGTCTTACAAGAACTCCAGCATCTATCGCACAACTAAATGTCACAGTTTGACGCTCTACATTTGACATATACAGCATCCACTTTGCTAAACGTGAAGCCTGCCCCCTTGATGTGCAAGCGAAAGCATCTATATTTTTAACAATGCTTCCGTACCTGGCTTGGTTTGCAGTATCAATTTGCTCAACATAATTTACATCTCTTAATTCTAAATCTAAATATTTAGCGATAACAACTGTAGGTCTTGCCTTTTGGCTTGTATTAGAATATGTGAAACCACCTTCTAATACATTTGCAAGTGTAAATAAATAACTTGAATCTCTAGGTGCATCTTGTGAAATTGTTAATGCTCCAGCGCTCCAAAAAGGCATCGATCTAAACACACTACACATTTGATTTATTACGTTATAAGCTTCCTGTTGATTATGTATAGCAACATTACAACTAAATCTAGGTTCTGTTGAACCTGTACCTGTACCATCATCCACTTGTTCAGCACAATAAACCGAAGCTTGATAAAAGCTAAATTTATCTAAGCTTGATTCCTGTATGTGAGAACCTAAACCATATCTTTCAGAAGTTAAAAGGTCGTATAAGCACCATGCTGGATCATTAGTATATTGAGCAGCACCAAGAGTTCCGTTAAATGTTCCAGAATAATTTAAGCTTCCATCTGCGTTTACAGAAGTGACGTTATGTGGAACTTTTACTTTTATACCTTTAACTAAATATTTTCTGGTGGGGATAGATGTGAATTGCTCTGCATCAACTTTTAAACCTACTAATGCACTATTTGGATATGTTCTTTGATCATATTTTATTTCTACATAAGTATTAAACTGAAAAGCATCAACTAATTTACTAGAAGAGCTATTTGCTGTTACTCTTGTAACTTTTATATTTACTGGAAAAGCTCCATCTAAATTTATTAAATAATCTCTTATATAAACATCAGGTGTTCTTCCAGTAATAGTTCCAGCATTTCCAGAAACAACAGTTGAGTATGATCCTCCACTATATTGAACAGCTATTTGTAGTTGCACTTCTGTACCAAAAATATCGCCTTTATCACTAAATCTTTGTAGTTGTGGAACTGTTATCTGTACTGATACTGCATCAACATCTGAGTCTGTGATTTGTATTACTTTTGGAGTACCCTGTGAGACTGTAGAGAAACCTGTTGATTTTGTTGTTGCAACATCTCTTGTAATAGGAATTGTTGTTTGATTAGAAGTACCTGTTCTTGCCTCGAAAGTTACATCTTTAAAATTAAAACTACCATCAGAAGCTTGTAGTGGTGTGTTATTAAGAAATATAGATTTTGCACCATCTTCAAGTCCTTGTATTTCGCCTTCTCCTATAAGATCTAAAACTCTTGCAAAACTTTTAGAATCTAAATTATCTTTTGCTTCAGTTGGAGTACCTCCGCCTCCTCCACCACCTTTACCGCCTCCACCACCAGAGCCAATAATCTTGCTCATACTTCCACCTGCTCGTTTGTGATATTTGCTGAGATCACAACAGAACCGGTCATAGTACGACCATATATTACAGGAACGCAAACTCCAGCTCGTGATGTGTTTTGGATGCCACTAAAATTAAAAGATCTTCTAGGATCTTGACTAGCTTCTGGAATAGTTTCAACAGGTGTAAGCATAGTAGCTATTCCATTAAGAACTAAACCAGCACCAATAATACCTGTGATTTGAGATACTTTGATAGCAGTTCCACCAAAAGTACCAATAGCCATTCCTTGTAAACCTGGTATAAATGACGCTCCAATCAATAATGCACCTGTAAGGATTCGACCAAAACTACCTCCAGCACCAGCTACTACAGGAACTATTTTTATATCATTATGTCCACTAGGATAATGCAATTCTTTTTCTTCCAATTCCCAATCATTTAAGATGACTTTATAATGTCTGTCAGCCATATGCTTTTCTAACTCTGGAAAATTAACCACTAAAAATCTTATGGCTTGTGCAGCATTATTGACTTCCGCCTCAAAAGTTTTTTGACCTAAAAACTTTGCGAGTTCTCCGTATAGCTTAATTTTACGCAGCATAACGAATCCTTTTACCTGTGCATTTTAGCAGCCATTCATCTAATAGATCACGACTTGATAACCTATTTTGCAAATGATGTAAAACTGTCTGCTGTCCTAAGTAAACCCCAATATGATTTAATCCGCTACTACTTATTGACATTAATAATAAATCTCCATATCTTAAGTCTTCTGTAGGTAACAATTCTCTAAATCCTGTTTTTTCAAAGCAATCTTCAAACATTGGATTTTTTATAAATTCATCTGATGAATTTGGTCTTACCCAATCTATAAGTTCTATTCCTAAATCTTCTTTATACCAATCTCTTACTAAAGACCAACAATCAGTAACACCCCATACCCATTCTCTTCCTATCAATGGAGCTTTATAACCACAAGGTTCACAATAACCCCATTGTTTTAAATTAGGTTGTACGATCCACCACTTCAAATCTGATTTTTCACACGCTACTCTATCTGCCTCACTTGGGTTAGGGCTTGTAACAGGATGACTATGAACAACTCCAATGACTTCTCCCTCGTCTTCTGCTTTTACCCAATCTTCCGGAGATAATATAAATTGATCTGTAGGTTTAGATGCTAAATTTTGACAAGGAAAATATATTTCTTTCCCTTTTTTAACAAGCAAAAGACCACAAGACTCCTTTGGGTCTTCTTGGATTGCGTGTTCTAGTGCATCATCTTGCCACATTATGAAAAAAACGTACCAATACCAGGGAAATCATCAGGTAAGACTTGTCGTTTAGGCAACCTAACACCATGAACATCAGAGCTTGCTGCCAACTCAAAAGCAACTTCTCCTCTATTCTCTGAAGCTTTTCGATCAATTAAAAATATTTGAGTGTCAAAAGTAGCTGTTGGATCTGGAGTACCAAATGGGTTTATTCCTTGATCCATATTTATCGCACCTCCATCTTCTAATAATAAATTTGATCCATTTTCTAATAAAATTTCTCCACCACTAAAATTAGAATTATCAACATATCTAGCCAAAGTTCTAATTCTTGTAACCTTTGCTCCTTCCAAACCTTGAGGAAGTGTTAGTAATATAGTTGTTATTGTTCCTAAAATATTTGATATTTTTAAAGTAGGTCTTGGTGTTTGCTTGCCATTATATTCAAAACCTTCAGCCTCTATTGGCATTCTTGTATATTCAATATTATTAAAAATTAAATTAGCATTATCATTTTGACTTGTTCCATTATGAAAATAATATGTTTGCGAAATTCCATGCATTGTTGTGTTAAGTTCTAGCTGAAAAAGCTCAACAATATTACTTGGATTAGGTTTTTGTAGTTCTGCTACAGGTATTGCCATTATGGTTCAAATACTTCTCTAAAAGTAACTGTTATTGTCGCAAGGTTTGGATATGGTATTGTTTTTTTTCTATTTAATGCACGATATTTAGATGTGCCTGCCTCGTCAGGTGCTTGCCAGTTGAAATAGTCTCCGTCTGAGATTCTTGCATTAAGAAATGTTTCTATGGTGTCACTTTGTGCTTCCGTGATATTTTCAAAAGTAAGATTATAAACTTTTGGATTTACGTTTAATCCAAACTTTATAACCTGTTCATAACCATCTTGAAATCTAGCTGTTGTGACTAAAGGTTTTATGTCCTTTGTTACACCATATACAGGTTCTATTGATGGGAAAGTCTCAGCCATTAACCTAATAAACCTCCTGGTCTTTTTTGTTTAATAAGTTCTGCCTGAACAACAGCACCTAACATCTTTCCAAGCTCTGCCGATTGTTGTGCGTCACCCTCAACAGAAGACCCAGAAGCATCTACGTTTACAACTATATTACCAACTCCTCCTCCTGTCGCTATAACTCCAAGTTTTCCATCTTTACCACGTTTCAACGGCATAATAGCTTCTGGATAACCAGCTTCTGCCATTAAACCTACACCTCCATTTGCCATTGGAAATAAGCTTGGTTTACGGACAACTGTGCCACCATAAGCAAATTTAGAAATTTTATTACCAGCTTCGTAAACATTACCTTTAGCATTTTTTCCAGCACCTGTAACTCTGTCAAAGAAAGAAAAAGGACTTAAAAAGTTAAGCAATGCTGCTCTTACTGTTATTCTTGCCAAATCTGAAATTATAGATCTTGCAAGATCACTAAAGTTTAATTTTCCTGTCATTACAAATTTAACAAGAGCA